TCACAAGAAACTTCGGCAACGCAGTCTTGGCAATTGGTTCAGTGGTTACTCGCGGCCACGGACTGGTGTTTACTGGTCAAGGGCAACCATGACATGTGGCTGGAGAATGATGTTGATCCGATAGAGTGGTTAAAGGTCCCTGGAACACTGACCGCTGACTGGCAGGCTAGATTGGAGTTTCGTTTTCCGAAGGGTCGTCCGTTCAGGGTTTGGGCGGCGCATGACATGCCCGGTCACAGTCAGTGGAACCCTCTCCATGCACAGCAGAAGAGGGCGAAGTTCACGCAGGAGGCTTCGTTGTATATCTCAGGTCATCGTCATCATTGGGCGTTGGCGCAGTATGAGGATGAGTGGACCAACAATATTTACTGGACGGCTCGAGCGAAGGGTTACAAGACGGCCGACGAGTATGCGGATCGTCTAGGCCATGGTCAGCAGAAGTATGGTGAGGCGATCACGGCTGTGGTAGATCCTTTGGAGGAGTCCGATTCGGCGTTTGTTGTTTGCTTTGCGAACGTTCAGGAGGCGGCTGAATATTTGGAGTGGAAACGTGCTAAACGCGCCTGACGAAGTTGTACGTGAGATTTTGGCCTTGGAGGAGGCGCGGCGGTCTTTGTCCATCAGGGACAAGGCGCAAGAATCCTTTATGGTTTTTGTCAAGCATGTGTATGACGGGTTCATTGAGGGGTCCCATCACGTCAAGGTTGCGGAACAGTTTGAGAAGCTGGCCGTGAACCCCGGTTCACGGATCATTGTCAACATGCCCCCGCGTCATACGAAGTCGGAGTTTGCTTCTTATTTGTTGCCTGCCTGGTTAATTGGCAAGAACCCTGAGTTGAAGATCATTCAGACAACGCATACGGCAGAGCTTGCGGTGCGGTTTGGCCGCAAGGTCAGGAATCTTATGGAGATGGATATTTACAGGGAGGTATTTCCCGAGGTTGATCTCCGTGCGGATTCAAAGGCGGCCGGCCGCTGGGAAACGGGTCAGGGCGGCGAGTATTACGCGGCGGGTGTGGGGGGTGCGATCACGGGTCGCGGTGCGGATTTGCTAATCATTGATGATCCGCATTCGGAACAGGATGCGCTTTCCGAGAGTGCGATGGAGAATGCCTACGAGTGGTACACGTCAGGGCCTCGTCAGAGGCTCCAGCCAGGTGGTTCCATTGTGGTGGTCATGACGCGATGGTCGTTGAAGGATCTGACGGGCAAGTTGATCAAGTCCCAGGCGTCTGATGTGATGTCCGATCAGTGGGATTTGGTTGAGTTTCCGGCGATTCTTCCGAGCGGCAACGTGCTTTGGCCTGAGTTCTGGAACAAGGATGAGTTGTTAAGGGTCAAGGCTTCGTTGTCGTTGAGCAAATGGAACGCGCAATGGCAGCAGAATCCCACGGCCGAAGAGGGGGCTATAATCAAGAAGGAGTTGTGGAACAAGTTGGAAAAGGAATCCATACCTCCTGTTAGTTACATTATGCAGAGTTATGACACGGCGTTTTCGAAGAAGGAGACCGCTGATTATTCGGCAATCACCACATGGGGGGTGTTCCAGCCCGAAGAGGGGGGTGCCGAGAACATTATACTTATGGATGCGAAGCGGGGCCGATGGGATTTCCCTGAACTGAAGTCCCATGCCCTGGAGGAGTACAAATATTGGGAACCTGATATGGTTTTGGTGGAAGCGAAAGCCAGCGGGATGCCCCTTACCGATGAGCTACGGACCATGGGCATCCCTGTTGTGAACTACACGCCGTCGAAGGGGAAGGACAAGCATACGAGAATGCACATGGTGGCGCCGATCTTTGAATCTGGCAAAGTATGGGCTCCTGATAAGAGGTTTTCGGAGGAAGTTATAGACGAGTGCGCGGCATTCCCGAATGGGGATCATGATGATTATTGCGACAGTATGTCGATGGCTCTCATTAGATATCGTAAGGGCGGCTTTCTTCGTCTTGACAGTGACGATGAAGATGAGGAACCTGTGTACCAACCGCAAGTCAGACAATATTACTAGGAGACATCCATGGGTATAGATTGGGTTATCGGTCGTATGCGCGAACCGTCAACGTATGCGGCGATTGGTGTTGGGGTATTAGGTGTTGGCGTTTTGCTTGACAGCTTTTGGATTGTAATCGCCGGCATCGCAGTGGGCGTTGCCGCCTTCGTTTTGAAGGAAAAGGGTGTCTATTGAGGGGCATAGATGGATGATTATCGCCTGGTACTAACTCTTGGGGGTGTAATCGCGAGTCTGGCTACTGCCTGGGGCGTAGCAAAAAATCAATTAAAAGGCATACTTTCCGATGTCACTAAGATTGAGGCTTCGGCAAAGACCGAATCCGACAGGGTCGATGCACTTCTAACTCGTGTGACAGTCGTTGAGAATAAATTGACGGTTGTTACGGGTATTTTGCAACCAGAAAAACTCAGCCAGACCACTAAAGAATCTGCTGAGTTTCAAGCTCGAACGGACGAACGTCAAGAAAGGTTGTTTCACATTGTCCGGTCTCTGGAGAAGAGATTAGAACGTTTAGAGGCCAGTAGATAAAATTTCCTTTCGTGTGTATGATAGTCCGGCCTACATAAAGAAGTCCGTGGAATGATTGCTTCTTTGCTTCCGTCTATTCTTCCCATTGTCTCTGACGTGGTGGGGAGGTTTTTGCCGGAAGACAAAAACGCTCGCGCTAAAGCAGAGCGTGAAATAGAGAAGCAGCTGGCCACGCATTTAGCTAAGATTGATTTAGCTCAGTTAGATATAAATAAGGCGGAAGCCTCCCATAGGAATGTTTTTGTGGCGGGGTGGCGCCCCTTCATTGGCTGGTCATGCGGGGTGGCTCTCGCATGGACGTATGTAGTTACGCCAATTTTACAGTTTATTTTGGCACAAACAGGAAACCTGGTGGACCTCCCCGCCATGGATATGAGTCAAATGATGCCCGTTCTTATGGGTATGCTAGGCCTGGGTGGTCTCAGGACTTTTGAGAAATTCAAGAAGGTGAGTAGATAATGGCCGATGAACCAGTTTCCTTGATCGATAGTGTGATACCTTCTCAGGGGATGCCCTTGGGCGGTTTGGTTGAGGAAGAGATTGAAATTGAAGAGATTGAGGAACCAACGGATATCTTCGAAGAGGAGGATGGCTCCGTCATCCTTAACTTTGAGGAGATGGTTTCTGAGGAACTTCAGGCCGAGCCAGACGCTAATCTAGCGGAAGTCATGGATGAAAGGGTTCTGATGGATATCTCCTCAGAACTTGTGGGGTATTATGAGGACGATAAGAGTGGCCGCCAAGAGTGGGAAGATGCTTATACGGAAGGGTTAGATCTTCTTGGCATAAAATATCAAGATCGTGAGGAACCGTTCCGTGGTTCGAGTGGTGTAACTCATCCTCTTATTGCGGAAGCCGTCACCCAGTTTCAGGCGCAAGCTTACAAGGAACTTCTTCCTAGTTCTGGCCCGGTACGCACTCAGGTTGTTGGTGCAGCAACACCTGAAGTGGAATCTCAAGCTCGCCGCGTTCAAGAATTTATGAACTTTCAGATTACGCATGTGATGGACGAATATGATCCAGAGATGGATCGTCTATTGTTCTATCTTCCCTTGGCGGGGAGTGCCTTCAAGAAGGTTTATTTTGATGACATTCTGGACCGTGCGGTCTCGCGGTTTGTTCCTGCCGATGATCTACTTGTTCCTTATAACGCTAGTGACTTGCAGTCCGCGTCTCGTATCTCGCATGTGATTCGCATGAACACGAACGATGTTCGAAAGTTCCAAGCGGCCGGTTTCTACCGAGACATCGATCTCGACCCTTATGAATCAGACGATGAGTTGCGGCAGAAAGAACGCCAGTTGATGGGGATCGAAAAATCAGGGGCCGATGACCAAGATTGTACGATACTAGAGATTCACACGGATTTAGACCTTCCTGGTTTTGAGCATGTCAGTCCCTTGGATGGAGAGCAGACGGGCATCAAGCTTCCTTACATTGTAACTATTGATGAGGGGAGTTCGAAGATACTGTCGCTTCGCAGGAATTGGCGACCAGGCGACGAGTTTTTCCGCAAGATTCAATATTTCACTCATTACAAGTTTTTGCCTGGTCTAGGCTTCTATGGCTTTGGCCTTCTCCACATGATTGGTGGCTTGGGCCGTTCCGCAACATCTATCTTGAGGCAATTAATTGATGCAGGGACTCTGGCTAATCTTCCCGCTGGGTTTAAGGCTCGCGGCATCCGCATTCGTGATGCTGATGAGCCTCTCTCTCCTGGTGAGTTTCGCGATATTGATGTACCCGGTGGAGCTCTTAGAGAAAGCATCCTCCCGCTTCCGTATAAGGAGCCCAGTCAAACTTTAATGGCCCTTTTGGGTTTTGTAGTTGATGCCGGCCGAAGGTTCGCCGCCATTGCTGATATGCAGGTAGGAGATGGGAATCAGCAAGCGGCCGTAGGAACAACCGTGGCTCTGTTGGAGCGCGGATCGAAAGTGATGTCAGCCATACACAAGCGACTACACTATGCACAGAAACAAGAGTTTAGGATGCTAGCTCGCGTGTTCGCTGAATCACTTCCTCCAATGTACCCTTATAATGTGTACGGAGGGGAAGCCACCGTTAAGCAAATGGATTTTGATGAGCGGGTGGATGTCATCCCGGTTTCGGATCCAAATATCTTTTCGATGTCTCAACGTCTTGCTTTAGCGCAAACGCAACTTCAGTTGGCGCAAAGTAACCCGCAAATGCACAACCTTTATGAAGCGTATCGACGTATCTATGAGGCGATAGGTGTGCATAACATTGAAGCGTTGCTGCCAACTCCTCAACCGCCTCAACCCACTGACCCGGCGATAGAGAATGCCAAGTCTATTATTCAAGAAACTTTACAGGCGTTCCCAACTCAAGACCACGATGCTCACATAGCGGCTCATATTATCTTCATGAAGACCCCTATTCCTGCTTCTACGCCCCCTATTTTTGCTCTTTTACAAGCCCATCTATGTGAACATGTTGCATTGAAGGCTCGAGGCGTGGCGGATGCAGAAATGCGTGTGGTTATGCAACAAGCTGTGCAGTTGGGGCAGCAACAGCCGCAAATGGACATTGAATCGCGTGTCGCGGAACTTATAGCGCAGTACACCGAGGAAGTTATGGCGGCTCTTATGCCCCCGCCAGAGGGTGAAACCGATCCCCTTGTTCAACTCCGCTCTAAAGAGTTGGACATCAAGGCGGCCGATGTTCAGCGCAAGGCTGAAGAGTTTGCGGTCAGGCAAATGTTTGAAGAGGGGAAGGAAGGCGAACGTCAAGAACTCGTGCGAGAAAAGATCGACTCTCAGGAAGACATTGCATTATTGCGTGCAGAGGTTAACCGAGAGCGCATGGAACAACAGGCTAAAGCTGGGAGTAAATTGTAATGGGAAGCACTTTAATGGCCAAGAAAACGAGGGTGTTCTAGGCGTCATGAGGAAGATTCTTCTAGGCCTATTTGCGGCTTTCTGCTTTTCCCCTTTAGTGGCGATAGCGGGGGACAACTATCCCGTTCCTGACGAGGTAAAGCAGAAGCATACGCAGATGTTGTACCCAACCGTTCTAGTTAGGAGCGGACAAGATTCTGGGTCTGGAACGATAATCTTTTCGAATAAGCGTGATGACAAGTGGGTGTCTTTAGTTTTGACCAATCATCATGTTATTGAGTCAGGTATAAAGGTGGAAGAGGAGTGGGATTCCCGTTCTCAGAAGAAGGTAGAGAGGGAAACCCGTCAACTGGTCCACATAGATTTGTGGGAGTACAACAATTACTCCAACGCTATAGGAACCATGGGCCGCCAGGCCAAGATAGTGGCCTGGGACAAGGATCGTGATTTAGCTCTTCTTCAGGTTGTGGACGCGGAAAGACCCCTTCCATACGTGGCGAAACTTTATCCTGAGAAAAAAGACTTAGGTCCGTGGATTTATCAACAGGTTTTCGCGGTTGGGGCC